CGACCTTTCCACTGCTCGACACGATCAAGACGGACGACAACCCCTTTCTCGGGAGCTTCGTCAGGGCCTTCCACGCGCAGTTCCAGACGACGAATACGCACACGGTCAGTGGCACGAGCGGCGAGGTCTGACCTGGCTCGTTCTTCTAGAAGAGTGACTAGAGCGTCTAGTTTTGCATAGATCAGCGCAATATCGTTGACAGACATCGTAGATTGTTCCTGAATAGAGGAGGACTGCATGTTTGACAGTTACCGCGCTTTTGATAGTATAGCATAATATGTTGACTCTAGGATGTGACCCTGATACCCACAAATTGGCTATCGCCGTCACTGACGGAAGCTCTCTCGTGGCATTCTGGCAAGCGTACGTGCATCCTGACCTAAAGGAGGAAGATGCTGTCGTGGCTACAGCCAGAGAGCTTTCGAAACTCAGAATGCGGGACCTGCCAAGCGCACCGAGCATCGTAGCTATCGAACAGATGAGGGTCTACGATCAAAGCACAACAAACCGACTAAAGGTGCATGGCCTGAACGGACTGATCCGGGTGGCCAGCACCGGAGGCGCCGTGGTTGCATGGTCTGCTGAGCACTTCCCTAATAGCATCATAGTAATGCCGACCGCTCCTGAGTGGAAAGGTCAACAATCAAAGATGGCGAACCACGCGCAGACTCTACGCACGCTCGTTGACAATAAAATCAAGACTGCGCTGCTAGATCTCCCCGACGCCAGACGAGGCCATCTCATGGACGCGGTCGGCATTGCATTATGGGCCAGCAGCAGACAACAACAACGACGGAGTGACAAGAATGACCTGCGCACAGCAGCAAGAAAGCGTGCTAAGAAAGCGAAAGGATGATGAAGATGGAAAAACAAGAAATCGTCCTGTCGGAACGAGAGGCCGAAGAACTTCGATGCTATGAAGGCACGGACATATATCAGTGCTATCGAGAGATGCGATTACAGGGTACTAGCCACAACCTCTCCCTGGTTCTCGCGACACACCTGGGCCCCGCAGGACATGTCGGCAAGAGCACGTCGCGACCGAAACAGAAACTCACCAACATTCGCCGCAAGTATCCAGACGGCACGATGAAGGAGATCTGAAGACCGTGACATCCAAGAGTAAAGACACCCTGTGTGAAATGTTTCTAGGACTGCTAATGACGACCGTTATCCTGCTTTGGCTATTCTGGTTAGTGGCGTGTTCAGGAGAAATAAACCCTCCGACATCTATCAGGATGCCATATAGGAACTTGGAGAATCGCGAGGAACAGAGATGAGAGGACTAGCCCTGACATTCATTCTGCTGACCGGATGTTATGCCGATGAACCTCTGCCCGGCGAGGAAGTACCGATCTTGCCCAAGATTCCCGAACGCACTAAGTTCGGAACCTTTATTCCAGTTGGCACAGCATTCGGCCCTATGCAGACAGATGGCCCCGTCAGTTCGTGGTATCAAAACAGGCAGCAAAGACATGCTTGGAGCATTGGCTTCTTCTGGGAGAAGGAAACCGGTCTCTACTGGTATTCTCTCAACAATGGCCCGTACGTCAGAGAGTATCCGAGCGTGCCCTAAGGAGCAGTCGTTCCTGTAATTTTATCCGTCTCTGCCTTGAACTTGGCTGCGGATGCATCGTACCAGAGCCCTTGTGCTTTGCGGACCTCAACAAGCGACTGGTTGGCTTCAATGAGAGAAGCATGCGCCAGACGTAGATCTGCGAAGTAATTGGAAATGTCTGTACCCCAGATAAGCCATACCAGAACGACACTAGCTGGGATAGCTCCCATCGAGCCAAAGATCGTGGACAGCCACCGCATCCACGCACGAGGATTGATGGTGATGCCTTCCTCAGGTGCAGGAGCAGTTCCTGCGACCGAGCGTTCGTCTACAGCTACGGACATTATGCAGCCTCTACAACAAGGTCCAGAATATAGACGCTGTTGACGGTACCCAGTCGCGCATCCGCACGAGCACGGCACAAAATTTCTCCGTCTGCAGTGCCGACAGGTACATCGAACAACGCAGAGGCTTCCGACAAGATGGCAGGGCCGCTCTGGAGTCGAGGAACGATATCGCTCACCGTGAAAGGGCCGTTGTTCGCATTTTGCACCGACACCCCGAGTATGACCGTGCCACCTGCGACGATATCGTGTACGACATCGTCTGCGTATTTCGGGGAAACAATCAGGTTAGGGACAGGATTTCCGTTCACGTCAGTTACGCGAAAGGTGGCTGATACGGAGTTGATGGTGATTTCCATGGGATTAGCTTCCTACTCTAGAGTTAGTGAAAATTGCCCTGAAAGGACCCCCGCGCAACACTGCGCCGATGCCGAGAGTCGTGCTGTTGTATGTCATCTTGAACTCTACGCTGATCCTACTACCGACAGAGTCTAGATCATAGGTAGTCAGATCTAGAACATAACGTTGGGGATTAGTCACGGGTAGTGACGTAATCTGAAATAGGGGAGATGAAGATCTCCCGAACACCTCAAGCACCAAGGCAGTCACAGATGCCACGGCTATCAGATCTCCATTCTCATCCTTGAACGTGAGGTCGATTGCGGCTGTAGATCGCTCGGGGATGTTCATCTTTCAATTATACCTCGAACGCATCTTTGACCCTAAACAGAGAATCGTCCTAGGGAGAACGGAACAACGATATTAGCTGTCACACGCAGCTTGCCTACCACGCGAACCAGTTCTCCTGCAACCACCTCGAAGACGTCCACTTCGATCAGACCCGTTTCCAGCAAAGCGGAAAGCGCAGCCTGCGGGTTTGCGGACACGTTCGCCCCATCAGTTATGACGGTGGCCGTTTGTAACAAAGCCGCAAGAGCAGCTTGGAGATTGGCCACTACATCGAAGGCGTCGGCGTCCGCAGTCGCTGAGAACAGAAGAGCCGCAAGCGCGGTCTGGAGGCTGGCTGACACTTCGAAAGCATCGGCATCCGCAGTCGCTGCGAGCAGCAGGGCCGCAAGCGCTGCTTGGAGATTGGCTACTACATCGAAGGCATCGGCGTCCGCAGTCGCTGCGAGCAGCAGGGCATCAAGCGCCGCTTGGAGATTGGCCACCACTTCGAAGGCGTCGGCATCCGCAGTCGCTGCGAGCAGCAGGGCCGCAAGCGCTGCTTGGAGATTGGCTACTACATCGAAGGCATCGGCGTCCGCAGTCGCTGCTAGCAGCAGGGCCGCAAGCGCCGCTTGGAGATTGGCCACCACTTCGAAGGCGTCGGCATCCGCAGTCGCTGCGAGCAGCAGGGCAGTCAAAGATCCAACGGATGCCACCACATCGAAGGCGTCGGTGTCCGCAGTGGCTGCGAGCAGCAGGGCAGTCAAAGATCCAACGGATGCCACCACATCAAAGGCGTCGGCGTCCGCAGTCGCTGCTAGCAGCAGGGCCGCAAGCGCTGCTTGGAGATTGGCCACCACTTCGAAGGCGTCGGCGTCCGCAGTCGCTGCGAGCAGCAGGGCATCAAGCGCCGCTTGGAGATTGGCCACCACTTCGAAGGCGTCGGCATCCGCAGTCGCTGCGAGCAGCAGGGCAGTCAAAGATCCAACGGATGCCACCACATCGAAGGCGTCGGCGTCCGCAGTCGCTGTGAGCAGCAGGGCCGCAAGCGCTGCTTGGAGATTGGCTACTACATCGAAGGCATCGGCGTCCGCAGTTGCTGCGAGCAGCAGGGCATCAAGCGCCGCTTGGAGATTGGCCACTACATCGAAGGCATCGGCGTCCGCAGTTGCTGCGAGCAGCAGAGCAGTGAGACCTCCCGCTGCAATGAACTCGTCTACGCCTATATCAGGAGTCGTCAAACTGCGGATATCGCCGTCGATATCGTCTATAGCCGTTGCCGTTGCTGTGCCCTTAGCTGAAACATCCGTTGCGTCGCTCGAAAGGTGGAAGTCTCCGTTGGCGGCATCGACGAACGGGTTGAGAATGCTTTGGACTGAATGGATTCCCGGTGCTGAAGTATCATCCGCAGCGCAGTAATCACTACCCGCACGTGAATTTAAGAAACCTTGCCCGAGATTACCGAATGCGATCGAGTTTAGAGGGACACCGTCTAAGATGCCTGTATTTATACAGTTATGACCTACACAGTATTCCCAGACAGCATCGCGAGGACTGCCTCTGTCTATAAACCCGTCACCGAATCGACCACTTACAACGCAGTTCTGTGCAATCAGACCATTAGAGAAATCTCCAGCAGTCAATCCCCAGGAGAAAGATACTGCCGAAGTGGATGACTGATCCGCGTGATGAATGATAAGATAGCGATACTTCGAGAAGTGACTGCCAGGAGTGCTTGTCACGGAACTGGGAGTGATACCGCGATTGTTGTTTCCTCCAACAGCAGTTGTTACGCCTACAGCGAACCATTCGCATTCGACGTAATTCTCATTCATTATGTTCAGTACACGTAGTGTCTCGGTTATTGTTGCAGTACGTCCCGCCCAGGTTCCATTGTGTTTGACCTGATCTCCTGATAAGCGGCGAAAGTGCGTTTCGTCTGTAGTAGCGTCGCCGATAATGATTGTTGCGCCTTCATTGTAGATTTCGTTTGCTAATTCACCTTTCTCGATCCATGTTCCTGGGTCGCCGTTCAGAGCGTCAATAGTTCCTGTATTCGTCCCTGTGGTACTATCCTCGAACGAATCCGTAATAGCCCAAGTACCAACAACATCTGAGACATAGAGCTCCCCGCTGGTAATATCGTGCCATCGCACGATAGCTGTCTTAGTAGCGGTTGCTGAGTCCTGAATAGGATCGCCAGGATTAAACGAGCCGACAATTCCCGATACAGTCCAGTCTTGGATGTCTGTAAGACTGTAGTCAGTCGCAGCTTCCCACGCTGAGATCGTTGAGTAGTCTCCTCCGACTGCCCGAATCGAAGATGCGTGGAGGACCATTGTTTATGCTCTCGACTCAGGTATGTACTTGGCGTCCTGTTCGTTCAGACCTGAATGCTTGTCGATAAGGAACATACGGAACTGCATCCAACTCGCGTGCGCGGTGTAAGTAATGCCTTTGAATGTCCAGTCATTGCCGACAACGAAAAAGCGCATTCCGCCAAAACCCGTGTGATAGTTGCTCCTCTGGGAGGCTGAGATATCATCCATGAGCAGTGAGTAGCGATACTTAAGGTTGTGTTCGGGTTTACCTGTCACAGCGTCGTAGGCGCTTCCCTTCATCCGTTGTGCTAGTTTGAGCCAATCTGCATTGAAGTTAAGGACGACATGGAAGAATGTAGGCCACCTCTCCAGACGCCCGGGCAACGCAACAGGACCGATGGAAACGATATCCCATGCCTTACCGCCGCCAGAGTAGGCAGAAGGACGAGAACGGACAGTCAGCAGCGCGGCCACTATCCCCTCCTAGCTTAGATGCTGTTGCCGGTCAGTTCCAGGGCTCCGCTAACGCCATCGAAGGTTACGTCAATGTTATTGCCGTTCGGCAGGAGAGCGCCGCCGCTGCGCAGCAAGTAACCGATGACAGGGGAAGTTGCCGCTACTGCCGTATCCTTGAACACGAGAAAGCCCGGAATAGTCTTCGTGCCGTCCACAGCAACAGAAGGAAACGTCACCGTACCAGATACTTTGAGACGACATTTACCGCTTGCGGCAATGTCCAGACTGCGCTGCGCGCTTGGAATACTGATAGCTGTGACGCCCGAGTAGATGTTGGCCGTGATAGCGATGTTGTCCATGAACGCATGCGCGTCTTTATCGACGATATAGGACGAGTTCATCGGAACGATCTTCACGTCGGCATCTACTGCGTCAGCCCAGTCTAGCTCGCCCGCAGCGAACGTGAAAAGGCCCTGTCGGTATGCGGTGCTCATTTAATTCTCCTTGTCTCTCTAAGTGCCTGTCCATCGGCTAAAGCTCAGCACTAGTGGTATTTTAGCATGAAAGTGCAGCGAGCCCGGCGAGGACCGCCGGGCTCGAAGCGAAGGAGAGAACATGCCGGGAGAGATGCCGCCCTCCCTCCTGCATTGTATCAAAGAATGTCAAACCCTCTTCGAGATGCGAGGGAAATCAAGGCAGAAATAGATCGCGAAGTCTCCTCCGTAGCGATAGGCAGGTACGCAGAGCTTAAACCCCGCCTTTATGAGATTGTTGCCGCTGGCGATATTATCGCGATCCACGTACGTTATAATAGCCGAAGCACCGACGCTTTTAGCGAACGCGATGCGTGCCTTAACGAGCCTTTGCGCAAGTCCTTGTCGGCGATGATCGGCCAACACCCCTGCCCTGCATAGGAACCACACGCCGGGTTCAGCTCTCACGGGAGCCAACCCAGCAAAACCCACGGGGTTTTCTTCAGAATCCTCCACAAGCCACCACCACCGCCCGTCAACAGAATAGGGTTCGTCCTCCGGAAAACATAGGCGATCAAGCCCTTCTATCACGGATTGGTCATACAGATCGATGGAACGTAGGTTGTGACGGTCTGTCTGGCAGCGGCGAATTCGATAGAACAACGGCATCTCTTCATAATACACCGCAGATGCCCTCAGAAGCCATCAGGAGGCTCTAGGAGACGCCCGGCTCAGATACATCCTATTCTCCCTGAAACAGCGGGCGAACGCCTCGTAGCGACTACTGAGAGCCTCAGAAGGCGGCCCCGGACAAGTAGTCCGGGGCCGGTTGGAGGATCTGCGCCGGGGCAAGACGCAGCGCGGTGTGGACTACTGGAAGTCCACTCCACCGTAGCAAGGAATGAGAAGGTTCAAGGAAGTCACCAGAATCTCGCCCACAAGTGCGAGATTGTTGCGTTGAACAAGGCCGCGAATCAGGTCATCACTGGCCAGCGGGTTTGTAACGTTGTTGAATGGCATAGGAATGAGTACACGATGGAAGGTGCCTGCTGCGGTTCCGGGCGCTCCAATGGCAACGCCTGTATCGGTATAAACTGAGGTAACTCCATCGAAGCCTTCGGTACCAATACTGGCCTTCTCCATCGTCACCTTAGCGTCGATGGTATCCGTGGCAAGTTCTGCGTTCTCTAGACGTACGATCAGTTCGAGAAGGACGTCATGACCGCCGGTATAGTCAGTCGGGAGAGGATCTGTAGAAACGAAGTAGATTCCGTCAGTAGTATTCGTCAAGCGAAGACCTTGGACGCTCGTATCTCGCTCTCCGGGCGCAGCGTGGTTCTCGACCGAGACATGGCCGATACGCTGTACGTCAATCTGACCGTAGCGGACAGTTAGGTTCGCCGAACCTACATCTACACTGACGAAGAGCGATACGGTATCATTCTCAGACAGGTTAATAAAACCTGTCACGGTCACGGACGACCATTCGTCCGCGCCGCTTCTGCCTTGTGCCTGTACTAGAGGGACCGTAGCCGCTCCGTTTACTGCCAACCAGAAGGTGTAAATCTTGTTCACTGAAGACAACACAGAAAGTTGACTGCTGACCTTATAAAGGCCATCGAGTTTCGCTGTCAAAGTATCTGCGACATTGTTGGGAAGCACCCCCTTGGCTTCGTCATCTGTATCCCACGTCGAGAGTAAGACTGGCGTTGTAGTAATGCCTGCTTGTGTCACACCGCCGGTCGTTAGCATCGAGCCATATGCGCGAGCAGATACATCGAGGTTCTGCATCGCGAGCTTGACACGCCTGTAACTACCTCCATCAAAGTCGAACTCTGACAGATAGTGGCGCTTTCCTCCAGTCGGACCGTTTTTAATCAGTCTGCGGTTGCTTGGATCACGAGAAAGGATGCCATCCGAAGTCGTACCTAGCGCAAGAGGAGGAGCATCCTGAACGCGGAACTGTGTCGCTGCTCGACCATCGAAGTCTAGATCCTCACGAAGGAAATATTCTCCCACCATCGCTTCTTTGACGGTCGTTCCGTCCGCGCGGACGACCTTACCATAGATTCGACCGGAGACATCCTGAAACACCTGGAGGTAACCCGCAACGAGCGTCGGTACATCTCCTAGTCCGTTGCGACGAAGGAGATCTACGTCGTTGAGTACTTTCAGGCCAAAGACCCGCGGCTTCTCAGGACCGCTCGGAGAGTTGGTTGTATCGTAGCTACTAAAAGTGCTCATGACTTATGCCCCCATGATCTGGATTGCGATATTGATTGCTGCATCAAGCGGAGAACCTCGCGCAATGATGTCAACAGGACCGGAACTTTGACTCGACACAGGAGCAGAAATGTATCCGGTCGCTCCTTGTGTCGTAATTGCAGTATATCCTGCGTAGGAGAAATCCGCGGGATTGTTTGCGGTGGCTACAACAGTCGGAACCGTACCGAAGAACTTTGGAAAGTCCACCTGCCACGCTCCTGCTACGCCCTCAACCGTGCTCCTATACGTCTGTTCTACGTTCACAATAGCAGAGCCCGGCGTCGATGTCGTGTCCACCGAGATATTGTACTCGATGCCATTGACGGCCACAGTCTCGACCTGTGCCTGAACAGTAAGCCCTATCACACTAGTAGCGTGCATCGGGAGCAGAATCGTCATGGTGCTACCATTACCCGGCACGTCAGGCGTAAATGGTATGTTCCACTCCCACTTGCGGTTGCGAATCCAGCGGCGGAAGAACCAAAACAACCAACTTGGTGCTCGAAGGCCTCGATGCGCAAAGGTCGTGAAACGCGCTTTGACGATCCTACCAGAGATTCTCTGTCCGGGCTTCCACACGCGCCAGGCTCCGCTATCCACGGAGACCTCATTCAGAACACGGATAGGTGATCCATCAGACTGGGTTCCGAACATGCTGATGTCACGGGTACTTCCTACCGGCTTACGCAGCCCGCTAGGCACCCCGCTATTAGGACCATGAAACTGCGAAAACATGTAATAGTCTTCGCTGAAGATGCTGCGTTCTGCAATGCGATTGAGGCTATCGGCCATAGGACAGAATGCAGGGTAGAAGTCATGCACGGCTCCTGCGTCCACAGCAGCAGTTTCAAAACGGCCGTATGGAAATACTGCATCCATCGAGAACATGCCCGGCCCTTGATCCATGCTGAAGACGGAGTTCGGAAAGCCTTCCAACGGAGCTCCGTCCGCAGCATCGAGAGCGAACATGCTAGGTACTTCATTTACATGGAGGGTACCCAGATTAACGCTCATGTTAGGGTATCCATAGGTCGAGTCGATTGTTCCTCCCGCGATCCAGTTATTGGAGAAGTCCTCAACGCGGTTAAAGGTGTCGTCATTCACGACCGTCATATCCCGGAAGACCCAGTCAGACGACCGACATCCATCTGGATCGAAGCGACGGACCCACACGCGCTGCTTATCAGTCTCGGTGCAGAGAGGAACTTTGATATCCTCCGCATCAACTGAAACCTGCGTCGCGTGCATTGCATCACTGGGATCTGTAACAGTCGATGCAGACACTCTGATCTCGACCTGTGTATTTTTCTCTGGCGAGGTCTTCACCTCGACGTTGCCGCTTGTGGCGACAGTATCAGGAGCAGCTACAACCCCTCCTTCGGGCGTATCATCGGCTGCTTCTGGAACGGGCACGTCATTGTTACTTGTAGTAGCGGATGTGTCTGTGTGGGAGACGAGATTAAGTTTGACTCCAACGAAAGGGCCTTCGCCCTGGCTGATGTCTGGCTCAGTGATTCCTACAGGATTACCTCCGCTGCCATCAGGAACAGATGGCTGCGTGTCGGGAAAGAAGTTGTGGGTCCTGTCGCTACCGATGATGAGGTTACCCTTGGAGTCGAGTACCTGCGTGGTGAACTTGATGCCTCGTTCATCAGGCACTGAGATAACTGCTGTGTCGTCCTTGAACGACTTGAAGATCAGTTGGAACGTGTTGGGGTCGCCAATCTCTTCTCGATAGAGACGGCGGCTATACTCAGGACGGTCCAAAGGCTCAAAAGTCAGGCGAAGGCGGGGCATTATAGTTGCTCGATCTTCACGATACCAGATGTCGGCGGGGCAGATACAATCTGTGACGATACCACAAGATTACCTGGCAAAGTATTCGTAGGCACTCGAAGGCCGGGAATGACTCCGCCGATAGGCCCTTTCCAGAGCGTCGGATCCGAGACACGTAAACTGCCATCAAGCAAAACAAGTTTGAGTTCTTGCCGAAAGTTACTGCCCCCTGTCACGCGTTCGATAACCTGTGCCTTACGCGATACAAGTTTTGCAGTCTCACTGCCAAAAAGAACAATGTCGCCCGGATCAAGGATAATCGTACGGAAGTTGCTCGGACGAATAGTCACAAAGCGTTGATTGTTTTCCTCAGCTTTAATCATCGCATTACCAACTCGCTCGGTCTGCGAACGACGACGCACTGCGGGAAAGCTGAAGCGACGTACATTACGGATCAGGGCATCGCTGTTGGCAGGGATGAAGACGGGATCCGCTTCCTGATCGAAGCCTGCTAGTTCGTCAGGAAAGGAGATCTGCAAGTCAGTCGCAATGCCTTCGAGGTCTTTGGTGTCGAAAATTAGTCCGTCTACAGAGTTATCGTTCTCTGCGTCTAGGATGTCATCATCACTGATCGTAAATTCCTTTCCAGTGAGTTTATCAATGACAGCATCGGGATCGATGTTATCGTCATCTATGGGAAAGAACCACTTGCCACGCGAAAACGCAGGGGCAACTCCACTACCTGCCAGCACCTGAGAGACAGCATCATAGAGTTTAAGTCGAACCGTCGTAACCCAATCGGCTTCACTGCGTGTCTCGCCGTCAATGATCTCGTCACAGTAGTCAGCAGCGCGTTTAGCACTGTCCCAATCCACGGAGGCGGGATCTAAACCAAAACCTGCCGATCCTCCACCGCCTACTTCGTCAAGAATGATCTCTGTAGCGATCCAAACAGGATTACGTGTCCAACCCACTACGAACTGCGGCTCGACGAGTGTCGGGTCAAACACAAAGTTTGACGAGTCGAGGAAAGGACCGCTCGTAGTGATGACTGAACCGTCGGGTAGGGTTATCCCTTTGGACTGACTTGCAGCAAGCCAGCGACCAAACTGCTCTGCTTGTGAAACGTGTGAGTAGCCCGAGAACTGTCGGCTCTTCCGCATCTTGAACTGCACGTTGACCTCTGGCAAGGAGTTGAGTCCTTCCTGCTCGTCATATTCGAGAAGCAGAAATGAACGGCGCGGAAAGGATAGTTGCTCCGTCACGAACTCAGTAACTTGTTCGAGGAACACTTCAGACACTCCAGTCATGTCGTCTTCATCGATGCGCAGCACGCGAAAGTCATATCTATTGTGCGGTATGCGCTCAACCGTATTAAGATAACTCTCTGCCACACCAAAACGCTTGAGGTTGCCTCTGAACATGTCAATCAAGCTGAATGACCAGCGCGCGATGCCCGACTGAATACGAGCGGACAATTTCACGATCTCGTCGCTCGTACCTCCCCGAAAGTATGGTACCCAGCCTGATGCAGGGTCAAGTGCTTTGCTGTTAGCAAGAATCGGATCGAGGGTTTCGTCTGATGACTTGGAGTAGCCCTGCGCCTCGGCATCTGGAGCATCGCTCTGTTTGAACCAGATGCGGAAACGGACGTGCTGCGCATCAATACCGGTCTGTTCTCGCCAAAAACCTCCGGATCCAGATGCCAGACCGAGGACTGCCTCATCAACAGATCCTGTAGTCGAATAGTCTCGGAGAATACCCTGAGCCACTTGTTGATTCACGGCACGAGACTGGCCGAGCAGATCGAGCGGGATTGCCGGCTGGTCGTTGTCGCCCTTAGCGAAGAAGGTCTTAATCTCGACACCAAATGGAAGCGTGCGATAAGTTGCGGTCACGTCACCCGCAGGAATGGGAGCACTGAAAACGGCACGAGATTGGCGTGTCTCCTTCGTCTTGAGTTCAAAGATTTCGACGGGAATAAAGGTCGTGTGAGTCTCATTCAAGAACGGAACCGTAACCTCGACTGTGGAACGGTAAGCAAACGAGTAATGTACCTTGATCTCGGTCGCACGTGTCTGGCGAAAGTTGACAGTGAAATACAATAGGTTAGATGCCTGATTGAAGCCTTTTTCGATCTTACCAGTCAGGCGGATACGCGGCCTGCCGTCTGACATCTTTTCAATCTCGTACATGTCTTTCGTGAGTTCAATCCAACCTGTCGTCGTCGTATATTTGTTAGCATTCGCGTTAAAGGCGTTTGTTGTAGTGCCCAACTTGACAGAAACACGGAAGTTATCCCTGTCATTCCACGCAGCAACAGGTAGGTCGATATAAGTGCGAGGAGCCTTGATCGTTCGTTTCGTAAACTGCATGCCCGAATCATCTGGAACAAACTGAGATGCGGGTGAAGTGCTGATCTCTACAGCCTCGTGGATCAGCAATCCTTCCATAGAGTCTCCTGCGGGAGCTCCATAAATTTCTCCGTCTAGATAGACACGCGCTCCGGCTGCCTGCACGTTACTCTTAGGAAAAATCCACTCCTTCCTGTTGTTTCCTACACTTACATCAGTCAGGCGTCTCTCATCTCGCGGAGAATCTAACGTGACGGTTTGAAAGATCGGCGTATCATCAATCCAGACATTAAGATCGCCTCCATCCATGGGTCCGATACCTGTGTCGAACAGCAACCGCATTTTGATCTTGGTATTGGTATTGAAATACGTCTGGCCGACATACGGATGATTGATGACGCGAGAGAATAAAGGAGGTGCCCAACGTGGTGCGCCTCCTCCCATTGGAGTGGGGTTATCTGGAGGAGCCTCGTTTTTCTCAAGCCCGAACTTAGAGCCGCCAGGACCAGGCTTTTCCGGCAGATTTTGAGCAGCAATCACTGCTGATGCGATTGAAGCGAGAAATGCGATCAGGGCGAGAACAGCCGTTATGCCAAAGTCTGCAAACAGAAGATCCATTAGAAACTCCTCTGGTTAGAGTAAGGCCACGCGCTGAAACGAAGAGGTTTACCTTCAGGAAAGCGCTCAGCGCAGTTGCTGATGGTCTGATTACACCGCAGAAGCGACGACACGCTCTTGCAGAACGGACCTTTGTAAAGCCATTGGCATCGCGTACCGCGCGAGTTAAGTACAGGGATCTCCAGTTTAAGTGCGTTGAATGCTGTGCCGAAACCGAAACCTGCGGCAGTATCGTTCATTCTCGCGCCTGACAGTACCCACGGTCCGTCCTTGATTTGTGACATCTCTCTTTCAGCTTCATCGCTCGGATTAATGCTGGCGAACACCAAACGCAACGTGAGTAAAGAACCGTTCATAGACTCTTCGTTGCCGTTCAAGCGCTCGTACCACGAAGCATCAAGATTCGAGAAGCTGATCTGATTCGTCGGAGGCTCACTCTCCAGCGTATCGCGCTTGGTATCGAACGTGCCGTCTGTAATCTTCCAGTCGCGCCCTCCCCAGTTGAGACTGCGATGAGTCAGAGATAGATATTGAATAGCCTCAGAGACGTGGCGAGGAGGCGCAAGTTCGGCCAAAATGAAGATATCGTCGATGCCCGCGTCGCTAAGACGAGTTAAGAACGGCACAGAAAGATTAAGCACTGGTCGTTGCCTCCGTCGGATTTACGAATCGAGCCCCTGGTTCCGTCTCGATGAGTTTGACGTCAAACGAGCGCGGCGCATCTATATCTAGCATACGTGGATCTGCCAGTCCCGTACCGTTTTGTGTAGGCGATTCGAGGAAGAAGACAGGAATGTAATAATTCGCCTGAAGGCGAACAGTACCTGAGGAAGGGGGAACAGCGAAAGTTACGATTGGTGCTGTGCCGTTGCCTGAGAAGCCAAAGGAAAGCGGAGAGACCTCGACCTCCCCTCCTCCAGTGTCTATAAAGACTCTCACTGACGAAGAATCGATCCATTTGTGCTCAAAGGCAAAGACGGCTTGAATTCCCGTAAGTACGAAGACCGTATTCTCGCGGTGCAAAGACGGGCCGGTGTATGGCATGTAGAGGAACATGCTAGCTTTGTTGTTATCTACGAAGTCTATGAAGTCGGCATAGCCGAGGCCAAGACTGTTTGGCTGAGGAAAAGCCACGGTCACGTTGGAAAGAAACTCGAGTGCGTCACCTCGAACTAGGACGTACTTCTTACCAGAGCGTGCTGCATTGGTTCGGCGTTGCGCTTCTACATGACGCTCGAACGGTACAGGATCCTTAGAGACAGAAAAGAGGAAGATATCAGGCATTAGCGCCTCTTGATCTCCGCAAGGGTGCGGGGCTCCTTGATACCTGGCGATATAGCGCGAATGGTATCAGTGTTCAGACCGTCGTTGACGATCTGTTCGCTGAAAATGAGAACACTACTAATTGTCGGCGAAGCGCTACGAGACGACGTGATAGAGCCTCCCTCGGCAAAACCTCGACCTAGACCCTGTCGCGTCCTAGGCAGTCTAACACCTTTTGTCAATGACCGGACAGTTTCGACCGGAAGAGAGCCGGAACGGATCATCTCCATAAAAGCTAGACCGTACTTCTTGACTGCTGCGACGGGCTGCATGAATTCATTGTGTGCTGCCCAGATGGGAATGGTATCTGACGGATGCAGTCCTTTAGGACGCACTACACCGTGTGGAATTCCTCCTTCGATCTTACCTCCGGCAGCAGCTCCCTTAGCGGGCAGAGATCTGACTCCGCCTGCCGTAATAGCACCTCCATCAGAAGCTCCCGAGATTTCACCGAAGCCTAAGGAGATTAGTGCCTCAGCAACGGCCAAACGAACCAGTTCTTTAATGATCTGACTGACAAGGTTACGGAAGAAGTCTAGAAGGATCTGTCCTGCGTCTTCTGGCGCTTCTAGAGCCTTAGCCAAAGCGTCTGAGAAGTCGTTAAGTGCGCCTTCGGTAAGGGTTGCTGCTGCCTTGAATGGACCAGCACTGTCAATGAATCTATTCAGTCCTTCTTCGATGCCGCCTGATCCGCCACGTGCTTCAAGCCCTCTACGTTTTTGCACAATCTCAATCTCAAGATTCAAAACTGCGAGAAGTTCTTTCTGCGCTTCAGTTAAATCTTCGACTGAAGTTTTGGTGTCAAGTATTGCCTGTCGTCGGTTCTTGAGGATCAAAAGTTCTGCGTCCAATGCAGTAGCACGAGCGACGCTACCTCTCTGTTCTAGACCTTGCAGTTCTGCATCAAGCCTGATCTGTTCCTCCTTGGCCATAGTGATGGTCCTAATGTCTTCTTCAGAAAGACCTGAACTATTACCGGGCGATTCAAGCTGCTTGCGTTTCTCCAAAAGCGCGATCTCAGCATTGAGAACTGCGAGACGGGATTGATCCACAGGAGAGAGTTCTGAAAGACTCGATTGGGGCACTGTAGAGAGCTGTTCGAGTTCTTTCCTGGTGTCGAGCAATGCCTGTCGTCGGTTCTTGAGGATCAGAAGTTCTGCGGATAGTCTGGTGATGCTAGCATCACTATCTGTCTGTTCTACGGCTCGCAACTCGGCCTCAAGCGTGATCAGTTGCTCCTTAGCATCAGCGATGGCTTTAATATCTTGCTCTGAAAGACCCGAGCCTGATTCAATCTTCTTGCGTTTCTCCAAAAGTGCGATTTCAGCATTGAGAACTGCGAGACGGGATTGATCCACAGGAGAGAGTTCTGAAAAACTTGTCGCACTCTCAGAAACGAGTTTTTCAAGTTCTGTCTTGGTGCCAAGTAATTCCTGTAGTTTATTTTCAAGGATCCGAATATCTTCAGAGAAGAATGGAGTGTCAGTTCCTTTATCTGCCCGCTTGAAAAACGTAATCTGATCAATAAGAGACTTCACAGTCGCCTGATCTACAGACGAGAGTTTTGAAAGATTAAATTGTTCCGCAGAAGAGAGTTTTTCGATCTCTACCCTGGAGTCAAGCAATGCCTGTCGTTGCTCTTTAAGAAGCCGAATATCTTCAGCCACTAAGGCAGTGCCAGTTTTGCTATCTGCCCGCTGCAAAAGCGCGATCCGATTATTAAGATCCGTCAAAGTCGATTGCTGTCCAGGCGAGAGTTCTGAAAGACTCAATGGTCTCACAGAAGAGAGTTCCTTGAGTTCTTTCCTGGTGTCGAGCAATACCTGTCGTCGGTTCTTAAGGATACGAAGTTCTGCGGCTTGTTTAGTAGCACGAGCGTCACTACCTGTCTGCTCTAGAGCTTGTAACTCGGCTTCAAGCGAGATCAGTCGTTCCTTATTCGTAGTGATGGCTGTAATATCTTGTTGTGAAGAACGAGAACCTCCGCCGCCGGTAGCGCCCTTGAGATTGCTGGTGTTTATTCCGCCAAGAGCATCCCGCAGTGCCTTTGCTACTTTATCAGCAGCGGCAGTGGCAGCATCTTCTGTGTCATTCGGTTCATCGAAAATCAGATTGCCCAAGCCGAGGCTGGTAAGTCCCTTTTTAATCTTCTCACCGAGGAAAGTACTTAAATCATCGCCAGACAAAGGCGGTTTCCCTTCCTTCTTCAGCCTTTCATTCTCTTTCTTCAGCCTCTCATTCTTCTCTTTCTCTCGATCGAGGATACCGTTAAGTGATTTATTTAGTGCAATTCTTGCCAGATCAAGATCTAACTGGGCATTGACTATCTTGTTGTCTGCTTCTCTAGATCCCTTTTCAAAAAACACGGCTCCCGCGTTAAGATTCTGAACTCCAGCATTCAGAGCGTTTGAGATAGCCTTTGGAGTGAATCTTTTCGTAGCTTTTCGTAGTTTATCAACAAGATTTGCAGTCCCTCTCAGAAGAAAAGCAAGCACGTCGTCGAATGTGCGACGAATAGTCTGGATGAGTCCTGTGAAAATTAAAATGAACGCTTTCTTGAGAACATCGCCAAGTCCAATAGCTGCTGACTTAATCAATTTAAAGAATGCTTCCCAGCTAATCTCTATGCCCGTAACGCCTTCTAATATCTTCTTGAAGACTACAGCGAACAATGCAACCACTAATGCGGGCAGGAGAACGAAGCGTGCAGCAAAGAGAGCAATCTTGAGCCCAATCTTCCCTACTAGTGCCTGTATGGTACGCAGTGCAGAACCTTGAGCTATCAGAGAACCAAATACTGTCCGGAGAATTGAAACTATTCCTAGCCAGATAAACTTCAGAGGTAATGAAAGCGCGATGAGTACTCTCAAACTCGGCACAAAGAGTTTTAGAGTGCCGAGTATGGCTCCGAATATGGTCTGAAGCACGATCAGAACAGTGGCCCAGCGTAAGGTCTTATTAATGATATTCTCTGTTTCTATTCCACTCATTTCGAATAAAGAGGAGAGAATGCCAAAAACCGCTTTGCCGATACTAAAGAGATCTCCCAATCCTTCTATGATGCCGCGCAACACAATACCAAAGATAACACCTACAACGCGGATGCCTTCTCCAATAGCACTGGTTGCCTCAAAGATGCTAACAAAGTTAAGTTTCCCTAATTCAGTACTGATAGATCGGACGGCATCCCGAATACCATCGAAAAGCGGTTCAACAGCTGCGACTGCTTTAGGGTTTGCAATAAATGAGTCAGCAAAATCCTCTTTCGAGGCGTTTACGATAGCACGAAGTTTAGTCGTAAGTTCAGTAAAGAGTCCTTGTCCTGCTACAGATGCGATGAATCCTAGGACATCTGAAAAACGGGCCTTCAGACCTGAGAAAGTGTCTGCTGTGATCTTGGCTGCCTCTGCGGTACCTGCGAGTCCATTAGTGATGAGGGCAAAGAGTTCCGCAGGATTCTTGGTCGCTCGGACGAGTTCGTTAAGCCTATCCGCAGTGACACCGAATGCTTTAGCGATGCGCGTTGTGCGTTCAGCACCTGTGCCGGAGAAAAGAGAACGAAGTTCCTCTCCAAGCTGATTCTGCGGAATATTAAGAGAGCTCGCAGCCTGAGATACGAGCACAACTGCCTTCTGAATCTGATCGAGGTCTAGATTCGCAGCCAGACCGGACGGGAGACCCTCCTGCAAGGATCTCAGCAACTCGGGAAACGTAGCTGTCGTACGTAGGGACTCGGCGCGCAGTCGCTGAACTAGTGAGCGCGCAAGCTCCGTCGCTTTCGCGAACCCGATGCTCTCGTTGGTCAGATTGCCGAACTGATCACGCGTCTTGATGATGTTCGTAAGGAGACCTGCGATACCAATTTCGCTCGCCTCTATCTGCGAATTGAATTCTATACCAGTTGTGATAAGACTTGCGAACGCACTGGTACCTACTCGCACCGCCTTAAAAACCGCAAGAATGCCAATTAGACGACGAAGAGTGAACGAAATTCGATTTCCTTTTTCGTTCGTCTTGTCCAACTGCAACCCGAAAAAGCTCTGTGCTGCCGATGCTTTCTTCGTAGCAGCAGCTCCCCGCGCTTGTTGCTGTGCAAAACGCTCCCCCTCCCGAGCAGCACGAGCGCGCGTTGCTGAGAGACGGGCCTGTGCATTTTCTATATTGACGGTCTGAAGTGCAGTGCGCTGGCGTTCTGTGGCAAGACGTTGTTCTGCGGTCGCAGCATTTTGAACCTGAGTTGCAGTACGCAGTCGTTCTGTGGCAAGACGTTGTTCTGCGGTCGCAGCATTTTGAGCTTGAATTGCAGTGCGCTGACGCTCTGTATTAAGGCGCTGTTCAGCAGTCGCAGCCTTTCTGGCTTGAGTGCTAGTGCGCAGCCTCTCAATGCTAAGGCGTTGTTCAGCAGCCGCTACATTTTCAGCCTGAAGCGCAGTGCGCTGGCGTTCAGTGCTAAGGCGCTGCTCGACGATGAGAGCCTTGGCCGTCTCGGCTCGCGCCTTGGCCTGTGCCGCACTAGCTTTGTTTGTTGCTATTGAGAGAGTAGACAGCCTGCGCGCGCTGAGTACCTGCTCCTGAGATACCTTGCGCGTAGTCTTTAAAGTTGCAGTAAGTTCTGTGCGGAACTTACGGAGTTCCTGTATACCGTTAACAAGGACCTGAATCTCGTACCGAAGACCTCCCCGATCAATGCTAGCCATCTCTGTATTTTACCCTAGATACCTCTGGCAAAGGAGGCGAGGAACTCCTGCTCGCTCTTTGTGCCAATAGGACGGTCCCCGTCCCTTGTATACAGATCCTTTGCCAGCCTTTTTACGGCCTTTCCGTCGCCCTGTGATGCAACATTCTGACGAATGAGATCCTCTTGACCGTGCCGTTTTCTGACATTCATCATCAGTTCGAGTGCTTCGTCGAACTGGTCAAGGGCTAAATCGAGAATTTCATCGGGCGCAAAGCCAAAATGAACTAGTTCCATCACAGCTTCGCGGAAATCCCGCCACTTCTGGTCTTCAGTACGACTGTCGTTGATGTCTACTCGGGCGACAGCTCGTCGGCGACAAGCGCCTCGTCGAGCTTGGCCCTCATTGCTTTTCCCACTGCTCCACCGAACACACTCATGTTGGCTGTAAGTGTCGCACGTAGCAGAGGAAGGATAACGTCAGTAGTCGCGTTCTCCAGCGTTTCAGTGTCACAGACACCGCGAGAAGAATCCTCAATCAGAAGCAAGACGCGATGAATGTTGTCCTCGTCGAGCAGGGCTTTGATACCTTCTGAGAGGTCTTCCTTACGACGCTTGATGCGCTCCTTAGCGTGGACAGGAGAAATGGCGTCGATGGTCGTGGTCTCGACAGGGACGATATCCTTCGGCTGTCCTTCTTCTGCAACATTGATCTCTTGATGGGCCACAATCTTCTTCGTGTAGTCGCCCTTATTCGGATCGAACAACCCGACAGCGGCTTGCGCCATGTCAGCGACAACCGACTGCGCAGCCAAAAGCGCGCGTAGGCGCACGGGATAGAACTCAATGCTCTCTCCCTCCAGCTCGATAACATGCGGCTTCGTCTTGACACTGGACAAAATGGCCGCGAGCCCCTTCTTTTCGTTCGACATAGTAGCCTCCAAGCTGCCGTTTTTTGAGATATTGGGAACCCCGATGCTCGGGGCTCCCTTTAAACTTCAGACAGGTTTAGACGCTGAGTCGGCGGATCGTCAGCGTCGGACTGTTCGGCGACGCCTTCTCGTTGGTCTCGGCCGAACCTGACAGACTCAACGTGGCGAACTCTTCACCAACAAGAGCGAAATCTCCCTCAGCCGATAGGGTCACAGAATGGAACATGTACTCCATCTGCGATCCGTTACCTGTCTGATTCGCATTGCGCGAAATGAACATCATCTGTCCTGCAATGCGCGCCAAAGAAAGCGCACGGATCTCGCTGAGAGTCAAAGAAGCATACGTGAATGCGACCAGCAACGAAGAACCGTTGGTGATCGAGCCGTCTTCCTCAATACGGATGCGCCCCAACTCGTAGTCCACAGTGTAGTCCGTCCCTTCGATGTAGGTCACTGTGCCTGCCGAGTTCTTGACTGAGACGAGCGAGATGCGATACACTCGATTAGCGTTGTCTGCGGCCACCGGAGGATACGTACTCGGTGCGGCTACGTCATACAGCAGATACCACTTGCCAAGACCGTTGGTAGCAGAGACAATGACGTTGTCATTTCCTGCCACAGGAGCAACGCTTGCGCCAATAACCGCAGTGTCGCTAGACGTGCCGCTCATTAAGAGAGCGAGATTGTCAACGTCGATCTCAGACAACTCCGCTGTGAAATTGATGTTCTGCTGTAGGACCACCTCTCGATCCTTGACCGAGAGGCCGTTCAGCTTGCTGAAGTGCTCTAGCGTTTCAGCCTCGACTGTGACGGTGAAAGCCTCCGCGTGACCCAGAGTACGCATATTCTTCGCTCGACCGTCTGCATCAAGATCGTCTCCAAAAAAGAGTTCGCCGCGACCCAGAAGGTAGTCGCGGGGATCGGGGATACCTTTACGTGCCATGATTCAGTTCTCCGTGGGAAATAGAGTTCAAAATGTATTTTAACCTGAAGCGACCGGAGCTGGACGAACTTCGAGTTCTAGCCTGAAATGAGCCCCGCTAGACGGATCATTAGCCGGGGGAAACGTGATATCAACGGACGACACGCGCAGGTACAGAATCGGAGTCTTGAGCGTGTTATCCATCGGGATCGTGCGCCCTAGTTTGTGGATAAAAGGCTCAATGTCTACCGGCTGGCGGAAGTCAATGAGAAGGACCCAGATATAGTTATCCACGTCCTGAAGCACTTCGCCAAAGAGTTTGCTGTCTTCTGCGTCCTTCATCACGACCCCGATAGGGGCCGCCTCCATTGAGTCGGCCCTGATCGTTGACGGTCCGACAGAGACCTCTCTGTAGTTCCCCGTGCCGTCCGGCTCAGGTGCAGCAGCATACGTAATGACTGGGAAAGTCTCCAACTGTAATGCAGTTCGAAGGACAGCATGGACCTTTTCGTGAACGGACATTACTTCTGGATCCAGTTGTCCCATGAGCAATAACTGAGTGAGTTACCGAGTACTTGCCAGCATTCTAGCGAGTTCTCTCCTACGCCGTCCGTACTGGCATTAATCACAAGAGCACGTCCTGCTCTTGGAGTCCCGATCTCGATGGTTTCGTCGAGAATGCCGAGAGCCCTATCTATGTCAGATTGAAGGCGACTAAGTTCAATCTCTTTCTCGCGAGAAGACATTTCACGGAAGGCAGATACGTCGTTCCACTCTTGATAGATGCGGCTAGCATTACCTTCTTTAGATAAGACTGTTAGCCATCTCAACAGAGTCAAACGCAGCATGTTTTGCTCGCACGTTGATGCGATCAGGTAGCGATACTCGTCCTCCGTTTGCGGCGGCTCTACGGGGATAATAGAGCTTAATGCATTGAGTTTTGCTAGCCCTAGTCTGGTATAGAATTCGACTCTGGCTGTTTCTATAGCGAAGTCCAACTGATCCAACACTGCATGCCCTGCGTCGAGATTGGTGACGCGCTGCTTCTGCTTGGTCGTGGCTAGATCAGTGAAGATAGGCTCACTCATCAGGTAAATATCCTAGCCGCTACAGTCTCTGCGTATTGTTGTAGCCTGCATCGCCGAGCATGTTCTGCTGAGACGGAGGCTTGGTATTCTTCTTGACCTTATCTGCAAGAATTTCGGCCTCTCGCTCCATCGTTTCTTCGAGCACAGCGCGCACCATCAAACTACGCTCATCGTCGTCGAAGCAGAGGAACATCACAACAGCATTACGGCCTTCCGATGCAAAATACTCGCTCATCTCCGCGACAGCCTCGTCAGGCACTCGCTCCAAGGCGCTCACGACAAGTGCGTCGAGGTCAGTGCTTTTTAGGTCTGCGGGCAGGAAACCATCCGTCTTAGCTTTTGATGGCTTCAGATCTTCCGTCAGGGAGATAATGGTTTCCGGGCCTCCGAGCGATCGCGGCGCATCGAACGAACTAGGGGATTGCATCTGAGCTTCGCTTGCTCTAGAAATGCCATTGCTGCGCCGAATCTCGTCTGGATGTACCTGCGCAGCAAGTGCGACGATCTGACCCTTCTTCTGCATGTTGGAAATCTGCTCGGACGTACATCCAGCAGAGATGAGAGCCTCTTGACTGACGACACTGCCGGGTTTATGCATCTTACCCGTCAGAGACAGATTAACAGCTGTCTTATACTGCATGGTTCAGCTTCTCCTTGTTCTCAAGTTCATACACTAGGCCGAGCAGGAATGTCCTACCCGGCCTTTAGTGTACGGGATTATAACCTTAGACGACAGTCATCTGGACGACCGCCTCAGGGCGGCGCATCACAGGGAACGGACGACTATGAGCTAGGGCGATGGTCGCGCTCGGGTCTTTCTCGATCCAAGACTTGGAGAATCGCTTGGATCGGATAAGACCCTGGTCGAAGGCATCCATGTCGGGGATCGCACCATACTCGATGCTAAAGCCCGCACGCGGATCCTGCGAGACAAAAAACGCCTGATCATCAGCAACTAGATTGACAGGCACGCCAGCCTGGTCGTCCACTTCGCGGGCATACTCCCACCAGTTCAGGCCGAAGACACGGCCAAGGAAGTAGGCACCCTGTCCGTCGAAATCCCCGCCAAGAATCTGCGGCGTGTCCTGCTCCGCATTACGGCGGTTAAGAATGTCGCGAACCTTCTGGTTATCTAGGAAGGCATTGGCTGCGGTCTTCCCCAGAATTGCATCCGTGATACGGACGCCAACTGCATCATTCGCCAGCCGCTTGGCATCTCGCGTGTTCTGCGCGATGTTCCCCGTGGTAGTGTTCCACAGGTCAACGCCCGCCAGCACGATCGTGTTGGCGGCATCTCGAGCAAAATCGAACTCGAAAGCATCGGCCTCGATGCTGTCGTCTTGATCATACGAGATGACGCCAGTGAGAGCCCGACACACCATCCACTCTACGCGGTTCGCGATCTGGTCGGCCATATGCTGCATATCCAGCGCGATGTGTTCTTGTACCGGGCTAATGTTCGCGCCAGAAGGCACAAAGACAGGAGTGCCCGGCGTACGTCCGAAAAGAAGAGGACTCGGCTTGAAACTGAGCTTGACTCTAATGTTCGGAGCTTCGATCACGCGGAAGCTCTTGCTGACTCCTGCGACCGGATAAGCGACAGAGTTCTTTCGCACAAAGGGCACCATCTTGCGACCGGCAAACCACTTGCCGATCTCCAGCGTTTCCGTGGAGTGAGTGTTTTCCTGGCGGAAGAGAAGCTGACGAACAAAAGACTGGGGATCCTTGATGTCATTGATCGTCTCAGTAAGAGACTGCCAAGACAGTTCGGGGACGAGGGTAGGCATTCTTTATGCTCCTTAGATTCTGTTTCTGGTTAGCGGATCTTCTCCAGGCTACGAACGATGATGCCTGCGTCACGAGCGTCGCTCTGTAGCGCCGCATCAAGCTGTGCAGAAGTACCTCCGTCAGAGACGAGGTCGTCTCGGTGGGCCTCACCCGACAGCATGACAGTGCCGACTACAGTGTCTGCGACTTGCAGCACCAGCGGATCAGTTTTGTCGTTCATAACGATGCCCTTGACGAGTCCCGTGCCGTTCAGCCCGCCAGTAGCCCATTCTTGCCACAGATTCGTAGCCGTGTTAAACGTCACGACAGTTCCCTGCGGCAACTCCTTAAGTGCGCCGGATGCAAAGATCGCCGAAATCGTGTACGTGGGGATAAGACGCAGACGCTGGCCTTCAACTCGGTCGGCGATCATAGGAGTCTTGTGTAGTACCATTGAGTTTTTCTCCTAGAGAATCAGTCTTGATTGTACCTGATAGTGGTAATGTTCGTTAAATTACTTCGCACCCTGCTTCGCATTAAGATATGCAGCAAGATTCTTACCATGCTGACGCGCCTTCTCAAACAGCGCTTCCTCGGTATCTTCAGTGCTCACCTTCGGCGAGATATTGCGGCGAGGCTTGCCTCCCGACTTGCACTCCTCGCCAAGCGCCTTGGCAAGATCCGCATTGATTTCGCGGCGCTTGGCCACGAACGCTCGGATCTGCTCAGCGTCCTTGAAGTCTACCGACTTACGGAGATCAGCGATCTCCGTCTCAGCCGCTTCCTTCAGAAGTTCCTCATCGCTCTTCTGCTCGGAATCAAGCTGTTCTTCTGCCCTGGCGAGCAAGACTTCTTCGTCGACCGTCTCGTCACTAGTAACGATTTCGACTTCTGCCGCCTTCTTCAGGGCCTCGATCTCTGCAAGCAACGGAGAGGTAGCTTCCTCGATCGCCTTTGCAATAGCTTCCTTGACCTGCTCTTCGTTCATGATTTCCTCCTCGGACGGGTGCTGATTTAAGGTATCGTTGGCGATCTTGGCGGCCAAGACCATAGCGGTCTCGGGCTCTGCGCCCATAGAAGCCGTCATTCTTTGCGTCAATTGAATAATGAGTTCCGGTCGGTCGAACGCGCGGAAGGCACTTAGTTCTACGGCATCAAGATTGCCGTCCTTCTCGAACCAAGCACGCAATGCATTGCTAAGTCGCACATTCTTCGCGACAATGACTTCGCGCATAGCGTCTGCTTTAGTTACATCAGTACGTACCTTGGCGGGGCCATACAGAGAAACACCCTGCCATTCGCCGTCGCGATACGCTTTGCGAAGCTCAGGAGAGTTGATCTGCATCTTCACCGCCCAGCCGCCGGTCACGTCCATAGGACTACCGTCGTAGCCAGGCCAGTCCAGGAAGCGTTCATCGCTCTTTTGGATGATGAAGGATTCCGTAACGTGAGCAGCGTCCTTCGAAAGCTCTTGGCAATCATGAACAATGTCAACCTTAGCTGCGTTCTTCATGTACGAGTGAGCCATCTTTTCGATGACATCTGCGCTGGCGAAGTCCCCATCTGAGTCGGGGATATTCGGTGCCCAAACGACAGCGAGTAGTTCACCCTTCTCGTCAAAGTCAGGCAACTCCTTCGTCAGACCTACGAAATGTACTTCTGCCGTGTCAGCCTTAAATAGGGTCATGAACCCATTCTTGCCGCGAGGACACAAGCTGATGAATCGGATATCGGCGTCGAGGATTTCTCGCTTCTTTTGAGTGGGCATAGATACTCTCTATCCTACAGTCCTTTGGATCCTCGGCTTTTTCGAGTTAAAATTCTGGTAGGAGGACCTGCATGAATAATAACAGAAAATCGCCGGACGAGTCTGAAAAGTATGTCGGCGCTCGTCGCGTGACTATTGGAAACCGCCAACATATGGCGATGTTCGAGAAGCCCTCCGGCGGTATTTCTTGGAGTATTTACCTACACAAGGCAATCGAAAACTCCCAGAATATCTCTAATCGTACAGTCAACTCGGGGATTGTGCCTCATCCATTCGACTGGGCTGCAACGAAGCGTTTCAAGAGTTCAGACCCTCATCATTCGTCCTGTATCGAGGCTAAGATCAGCGCCACTGTTGGACTCGGCTTCAAGGATGCGGCGACTGAAGCTAAACTCGACCCCCTCAGCGAAACGACCGTCCAAGATGTCATTACTGCTGCTGCTGAAGACTACCATACGGTTGGTAACTGCTTCATCGAAGTCGTGCGAGACGGAGAAACGATCGTTGGTATCTTCCATGTCGCGGCAGAAGACGTACATATCTACGTCGAGGACGGGAAAACGCTCAACTTCCACTATCGCGTTCGCACGGAGAGCGGCTCCGAAACCGTAGCTGCTGCTTTTGGGAAGAAGAAAGAAATGCTAGAGCGTAAGATCTTGCTCAGCAGGGATCTTCAAGACCAGGACAGCATTTCGGAGATTATCCATATTCGTCGTCCAAGCGCGTTGAATCGCTGGTATGGAGTGCCTGATTGGTTGGCTGCCGTCTCTCAGATAGAACTGGCTCAATGCATCAGCCAGTACAACTACGACTTCTTTCTCAACAACGGTGTCCCCGAGTTCATCTTTATCCTCTCAGGAGCGGACCTCGGCGAAGTCTGGGATAAGGAGATCGTTCCCGCTCTCAAGGGAGCAACAGGAATCGGAAACGGTCACAGTACCGTAGCGATCAATATTCCTGATGAGAATGTACAAGCGGTCGTTCAGAAGCTCGGTGTAGAGATGGCTGATGGATGGTTCCAGAACATGTTAGACACCGTCGCCGTCCGCATCGTCACAGCACACCGCGTACCTCCCATCATTACAGGCATCCAGATTCCGGGCAAACTTGGAGCAAACAACGAACACGTTAACGCCATGTGGCTGTTTCAGGGCCTAGTCATCGGTCCCGCTCAGAAAGTTTTGCAGAAGGGCCTCGGTGTTACGCTCGGTAGTGACTCGGGAGTGCTTGGCCTCTCTGGTCCAGAACCTTTCGAGTTCAATACTATCACCGACACTATTCCGACTGCTCGGGTTGAGATGTCGTCATCTCCTACCGAGCCAAACAAGGAAATCGGCACTCGCAAGGACATCCCAGGATCGGCCCAAGAGGAGACTCCACAGGAACGTCAAGCGGCCGCTTTGAAGAAGTTCGAGACGCGTATTGCTAAGGCGCGTGAGACTCTAGGCAACGAGATCGTAGACTCCATCATCTCGAAAGCGATGGGCATTGTGGCTCCTGTACAGGACCTGTAATGGTTCTCACTCTTGAGGAAATCAAGAGGACCGTTTCCCGCGTTATCGCGAACGACGCGAAGGAAAAGGTTCGTCGTTTCACACCGTCGCGCACTCTAAAGGATGCCTTGCGCGTTACCTTCGAAGGTGGACGGTGGTGGATCGGAGTGCCCCACTATTGGGCTGTGTTCTATCATGATGGTCGAGGTCCTGTTCGCTCTTCGCGTCCTGGAGGATTCCTTGTCTGGTACAAAAACCCTAAAGATGACCCTCGCCACGGTGGAGACTTTCCAGTCAGGAAGAGCCAGATTCGCTCCCTACGACAATCTGGTATTTCTTTGGAGAGACTCCGAGCGGATATCGAATCTGGGCGAGCAGTCATCGCACGCACTTCTCCTCGATCTGGCGAATCTGTTGCAGGGAAGCCTTTCTTCATCAGAGGTCTTCGTAGCTACTTTGCTCAAGGCGGCAATGCTCGCTCTCAGGATGCCTTCAATGCCCTGGTGCATAGAGACATGCCAGATGCCTTTCGCCTGTCCGTCATCAAGCAACTTGTGCGTGTGTGACTAGTCCCCTAGCCGATCCTTCAGACGTTTCGCGAGCGTACGAGCGTCTATATTCTCCTCGTACTCGATAATTGAATACGTCTTTGTAGCACCGCAGGACGTACAGTAGCGTTCTTGTGTAGCAAAACCCTTGCCTGCCATAGTACGGTAGACATGCATCTTGCCCTTACAGTTCTTTTTCGAACAATCCATGTTTATCTCACTGCAACGCGCGCACCAGCAGTAGCATGCGGGTAAAACGCAAGAACGATGGCGTCTGCGTGATCGGGACTGCTATCGTTAATCCCTCGATGCTTGAAATCTTCCTTGCTCTCCAGTTTAATGCGACCTCCTCCGGATCGTCCGGATGCGATATGATATTGCCGCGTAGAGAGTTCGCGAATCAGGTTGCTGTCGTTGGGAATCGAAACAGCATGTTGCTTCACCAATTCTCCTAATGAGAAGTATGCCTCTGTGACACGATCAAAATACTCCTTTGATGCACGGGCTCGGCTTTGATTTTGGAACTCCAATATCTGCTTACCCCGCCGATGAAAGATATGCATGACGCCTTGTCCCATGCCGCCCGCGTCAGCCACATAGAAGGTCTCATTGTCGCTCCACTTCGCGCTCTTTTGCATCTCGAATGATTTTGCCACCACAACATCCGGCTCGGTTTTGGAAAATACCGCGCTACCGACCACAGCAAGGCCAGAACGGCGGTAGATCACGCTGCGGTCCGATCCAAAGCGCGCGAAGTCGATCCCGAACTGTTTAGACTGCATACCAGCAGGTGCGAACTTCTTGAAGTTCATCATAGCCGTAGCAACATCGAGGTTCGCACACTTCTCGAGATCATCCGAATTCATGACAGAATTCGGATCCTGCGTCGGAAACTCGCCGAGAACACGAACTCGGTATACATCGGAGTCTCTTCCATATAAGTCTTCCATTCGACTTAGGTTTGTCTTATCCACAATGTAGTCTGGCGCTTCTTCACAGTTGAACGTGTGTAGTGACAAGAATGTTGAACGTTGTTTATGGAAGAACTCGTAGAACGGTCCATCTCGACGTGTCGGGTTACCACACGTCAGAAACAAACGATCGTGGTTCGTTAAAGTACCGAAAATCGTCTCCATGATCTCGGGTTCGATGCCAGAACCTTCATCCACGATGAAACTCATACTTTCATGGTGCAGACCTGCAATGTTTTCGTTACGGGCAGCAGACAGCCCAATAACGCCCCAGTCGCGGAAACCGAACAAAGAGGCGCGCTGTGTCTGAATATCCCAGATGCGGCGTAAAGACGGGTCTGCTTTTTCAAGATGTAACGCAAGTTCCTTGATGAATACATCCTTGACCTGTCGCATCGTAGGTGCTGTTACATAGGTCGGTGCCATGAAAGAACGGAACGCACGAAATGCGGCGATCCACGTTTCTACTAAGGTTTTTCCGACTCCCTGGCCTGACTTAACAGCAATGAATGTAGGATTACCGAGATTACCTTGTATATCGTCAAGTACCTTGCGCTGATGATGAGACGGCTCAGGAAATCCGAATGCAGTACCAAACTTGTAGATATCGTTTCGCAAGTGATGAAATACTCGTTTGTATGTCTTCAAGTTAATCATCAGAAATTGTCTCCTCTAGTTCTTCGAACTGTTCTGGAGCACTCCATTCAATGAGTTCCTGTCCTTCCTCTTTGTCATCGGTCATTTCGACTACTTGTGTCGGATCTGGTCCTTCAGATCTAGCTATTGTTCTCAACACCTTTGCTAGATCTCCCAGACCTCCTTCTTCAGTCGGATAGATTCCTAGGATACGAGCATATTCCTTGAAGGCTTTGATTTCGTTGGAAAGATCGCAAGCATCCTTCGCACGTCGCATGATGCTCTCTAGTCTGTTGATCGCGACGCTACGAGCTAGGTCTGTTTCTCCTTGCAGTTTAGAGTGAATCTCTTGTTGTGCTTCGCGTACAATGGCATGTGCTATCTTTCTCGAAAAGCGGAAAGTACGCCGAATATAATCGAGAGTGTGAACAGTCCCGTCCAAAGTTAGACGTTTGGCCACGTCGGCAATGAATAATTCCCGTCGTAGAAAATCATCTTCATAGACAGAAAGCTGGGACGGGTTATGGAGAGGTAAAGGTGAACGCTCTCGCACGATAGTCACAATGCGCTGTTGTGCTTTGAGCTTTTCCTGCTGGAACAGCAGGTCTATCAGAGCATCAGCCTCTTCTGGCCGTATTTCAACGAATTCAGAGATGTTGATGTCATAAGTGTCATCCACGCCTTGAATTATATCACGTCATGGCTACTTTTAACCATTACCTGTGATTGCGCTTGATGACGGCTTCTCTAATGTCTGCCCCGCACCACGGACAGTAATATGGGATCAGGAGAACTGTTCGGAGCGGTGTCGGTAGAAGACTCGGTCTTGCCTTCCCGTTTTCATTCAGGGGGGCGTAGACCATGTCTTCTGGCATGGTCGGCCTCCAGTCAAGGGCGTGGTCTGGGCCTTGCTCCCACGGCCACGCTTCGTCGAGGTTCTCTCGAATAATACCGGTGTCGAAACGCCTAGCCATCTGGCAGCACTTGCCGGAGTAGATCACGCGGCGCAAGAGTTTAGGCTGCGGGGGTATCCAGAAGATCCAATTGATTGCTGACAGGACAATGAATCCTGAGTTCAGGACAACGAATGCTGTCTGCCCCGCACTCAGGGATACCCATAGCCAGAGTGATGAACCCACCAGATTGACTAGCCACCCCCATCGACTCTGGTGCCCAATAGCCAACACTCCCACAAACACAAGGGCGGACGCGATCCACGGCATCATCAATCGAGTGATAGGTCGCGGGCAGCAAGAAACGCCTTTCCGGCGACTTCCATGGCCTGCATGTCACCCGGGAAGTTCTTCTCTACGAAACGTGCGGCATCGAGGAGAGCCTGATCGACCTCCTGCTCTTTTGTGACTAATCGCAGTCCCTTTTCTACGCCAGGTTCGTCGAGTGCGG